TACCAGCTGTATCGTAAGTTTACATTTGGTAACCAGCCATCATACAAACTAGATTACATTGCTCAGATTGAACTGGGCGAGAAGAAGATTGATTATTCTGAATATGGTAATCTATTAGAATTATATAAAAATAATCATCAAAAGTTTATTGAGTATAACATCCATGACTGTGTTCTAGTTGATCGTCTTGATGATAAGATGAAGTTTCTAGAACAGGTTATGGCTATGGCATATGACGCCAAAGTTAATTATAATGATGTTATGACAACTGTCCGCCCATGGGATATTATTATTCATAATTATCTTCTTGAGCAGAATATTGTTATTCCTTTCATGACAAAGCAGAAAATGACTGACTCTCTGGTTGGTGGTTTCGTCAAGGAACCTAAGATTGGTTTGAGTAGGTGGGTTGTATCGTTTGACTTGAACAGTCTGTATCCACATCTTATCATGCAGTATAACATTAGTCCTGAGACGTTTCATATGAGAATTCCTGGTCATCAGTTTCCATCAATTGACTCTTTGTTGGAATCTAATTTTGATAATAGTCAGTATCCAGAACGTGCTATTACTGCTAATGGTTGTTTATACTTTAAACATAAACAGGGTTTCCTCCCTGCGCTTATGGAAAAGATGTATAATGACCGTACCAAGTATAAGAAGTTGATGCTTGAAGCCAAGCAACGTTATGAGAATAATAAGAATGAGGAAGATGAAAAGCTAATTTCTCGTTATCATAATATGCAGATGGCTAAAAAGATTCAGCTAAACTCAGCTTATGGTGCATTGGCGAATCAATATTTTCGCTGGTTCAACTTCGATCATGCTGAAGCAATCACAACCTCTGGTCAGCTTTCAATCCGTTGGATTGAGAAGAAGATGAATGAGTTTATGAACAAGGCAATGAAGACAGAGAATAAAGATTATGTTATTGCCTCTGATACTGATTCAATCTATGTTGAAATGAGGGAACTGGTTTCTAATGCTTTTCTTGGCGAAGAGCATGATGAATTAAAAATTGTTAATACAATAGATCAGTTTTGTGAACAAAAGATACAGCCATATATTGATAGATGTTATCAAGAACTAGCAACATATATGAATGCGTATCAACAGAAGATGCAGATGAAACGTGAAACAATCGCTAACAAAGGCATCTGGAAAGCAAAGAAGATGTATATCCTCAATGCTTGGAACGTTGAAGGTGTTCAGTATAATGAACCTAAAATTAAAATGCAGGGTATTGAAGCTGTTCGTTCATCAACTCCAGTAGTTTGTCGGGATAACATTGTTAAGGCTCTTGGTATAATTATGAATGGTACAGAATTAGAGTTGCATAAATTTATTTTGGATTTCCATAATGAGTTTATGACTCTACCCTTTGAAGACGTTGCTTTTCCTCGCGGAGTCAAAGGTATGGAAAAGTATTATAGAAAGAAAGATATCTATGCTTCTGGTACGCCGATTCATGTAAAGGGTGCATTGTTATTCAATAGATTTATTGCTAATAATACTATTCATAACGTAGCAGAGATCTCAGATGGTGATAAGATTAAGTTTGCTTATTTGAAAACACCTAATCCTATGCATGACACTGTCATTGCTGCGCCTGATGAATTACCAGAAGAACTTATGTTTCTTGATAAGTATATTGATCGCGAAACGCAATTTCAAAAAGCATTTGTCGAACCGTTAAATTCTATTACATCTGTGATAGGATGGAACACAGAACCAAAATCAACGTTGGAGGAATTTTTCTCATGAGTGAAGAAGAATGGGATTTCGGATTTACTTCCGAAGACGAATTAAAAGTAGAAGTTTCTACGCAGGTAAATGATAAAGCAGCTACAATTCGAGATATGATTATGCCTTTGCTTAATAACTTGAAAAAGAACCCAGATAAGGATATAATAAAATGGGAAGGTAAATCTCGTATCAAACAGATTGATGCATTTATTAAGAAAATGGATAAACTTATAGAGGGTTGAATATGTCATTAAAAGAACGTTTGATTAAAAATAGCACTATTGATCTTACTTCAACGCTAACAGATAGTAAGGTCTATACAAAGAAGGATATGATTCCGACGCCAGTTCCTATGATTAACGTAGCATTGTCAGGTTCTGTTGATGGCGGTATCACTCCGGGTCTTACAATGCTTGCTGGCCCATCAAAACACTTCAAGACAGGATTTGCTTTGCTTCTAGCATCATCATTCCTAAAGAAGTATCCTGATGGCGTCATTCTATTCTATGATTCAGAGTTCGGAACACCACAGTCATACTTTAATAAATTTAACATTCCATTAGACTCTGTTGTTCATACACCAATTACTGATGTTGAAGAACTGAAGTTTGATATTATGAAACAGCTGAAAGAAATCAATAGAGAAGATCAGATATTAATTATTGTAGACTCTATTGGTAATCTAGCTTCTAAAAAGGAAGTTGAAGATGCACTGAATGAGAAGTCGGTTGCTGATATGTCAAGAGCAAAGCAACTAAAGTCATTGTTCCGTATGATTACGCCACATCTTACGCTAAAGGATATTCCTTTGGTTGCTGTTAATCATACATATAAGACTATGGAACTATACGCCAAAGACGTTGTTGGCGGCGGCACTGGTGCTTATTATGGTGCTGATAATATTTGGATTCTAGGTAGACAACAGGAAAAAGATGGAACAGAAATCGCTGGTTATCACTTTGTTATCAACGTGGAAAAATCTCGTTACGTTCGTGAAAAATCTAAAATCCCAATCACTGTTTGTTATGAGGGCGGCATTAATCGTTGGAGTGGTCTTCTTGACGTGGCCATTGATGGAGGCTATATCGTTAAGCCTAAAGTGGGATGGTATGCCGTTGTGGATCGCACGACTGGTGAAATCGATGGAAAGAACTATCGAGCGAATGAAATCGTGGACAATAGAGACTTTTGGGTAACTCTATTTCAGAAAACAGATTTCGCTGCATATATCAAGCGTAAGTATTCGCTTGACACCGAGGGCAGTTTAGTTTATAATGATGAGGAAGAATGATGTCTGACTATGCATACAGAGATTCAGTTCCTATTGAAGAGCATGAAAAATTAGAGAAAGATTTCTATAAGCAACAGAGAAAATTAGGAGAAGCACGTAGAATTATTTCTAGTTTTATTTGTTCTCAAATCTCATATATGACGGTTAATAATCTCGGTGATCCTTTTAAACAACAAGATGTAAAACAAGCAGTTAAGTTTTTGACGGAGGATGAATGAGCATTGAAAGAGTAATCCTATCTAATCTATTACATAATGATGAGTATGCTAGAAAGGTTATTCCTTTTCTAAAGACAGAGTATTTTCAGGATTATTCAGAGCGTGTTGTATTTGATCTAGTTGATGATTATGTTAAGAAGTATAACTCTTTTCCTAGTATTGAAGCACTAGCAATTGATCTATCCAATAAAGATGGATTGAATGAAGAAACTTTCAAGAACGGAAAAGAGATTATCGCTTCTCTTGAGGCAACCAATTCTAAACTGGATTGGTTGCTAGATCAGACTGAAAAGTTTTGTCAAGATAAAGCATTGTATCTTGGCGTCATGAAGTCTATTAAAATTATGGATGAAAAGAATGGTTCAATATCTAAAGGTTCTATTCCACAAATTCTCACAGATGCGCTGGCAGTTTCTTTCGACACTCACATTGGCCATGACTTTATTGATGATGCCGATGAACGCTATGAGTTCTACCATAGAAAAGAAAAGAGAGTGCCATTTGATCTCGACTACCTTAATGTCATCACAAACGGTGGTCTTCCCAACAAGACCCTCAACATTGCCCTCGCCGGAACCGGAGTTGGCAAAAGTCTATTCATGTGTCACTGTGCAGCCAGCAATCTCTCAAGAGGCAATAACGTCTTATACATCACATTGGAAATGGCGGAGGAACGTATTGCCGAAAGGATCGATGCAAACTTACTAGATGTTGCTGTTGATGAACTAGAGATGATACCTAAGCAATCATATGATGCTAAAATTGAGAAGTTGAAGTCTAAGGTTACGGGTAAACTTATTATCAAGGAATATCCCACTGCTTGTGCTGGTTCAGCAAACTTTCGTCATCTTCTGAATGAATTGAAGATTAAGAAGAACTTTATACCTGACATTATTTACATCGACTATCTAAATATTTGTCTATCGTCGAGGATTAAACATGGAGCAAACGTTAATTCCTACACGCTCGTCAAAGCAATCGCCGAAGAACTTAGAGGTCTTGCAGTCGAATACGGTGTTCCTATCGTGTCAGCAACACAGACAACTCGTTCGGGATATTCGAATAGCGACGTGGGACTTGAAGACACATCAGAATCTTTCGGTCTACCAGCCACTGCTGACTTCATGTTCGCCCTCATCTCGTCAGAAGAACTGGAATCGCTCAACCAAATTATGGTTAAACAGCTTAAAAATCGTTACTCCGACCCTAGTTCTAATCGGAGGTTTATCGTTGGGATTGATCGTAGTAAAATGCGTCTCTATGATGTAGACCAATCAGCGCAGGAAGGATTAGTAGATGATCGCCC